GATGCACATTGCATCTTTTGGCTGGACTTTTAGGAAGTCGTCATCATTTTTGAAACCTAGAGGTTCATAAATGTTTCCGAATTCATCGACTTGTTCACGAATCATTTCATCAGCAAAACCAATACCTAGACCATTAGTATCAATAACAACTTCTAAAGGATTAAATTTTTTGATAATGCGTTTGAGTTCGATTGCTTGTCGATTAAAAGTCTTTGTTTCAGCCTGACGGCCTAGAACATATAAGTTTACAAGAGTGGCAAAATATTTACCCTCTCCAGATACGTTAACTCTAAAAACGCAGCAAACAGTTTGGTCATTTAACCTACCAACGTCTACTGATAATAAGTAGAACTGGTTAGAATTGGCTCTAAATTTTGCAGACGTTTCTGGGTTTTTTATCTTTCTATATTTGGTTAATTTGTCAAAATTAAACCATGCTTCTTCTGAAGAACCTGACCAAAGTGAAGCATATTCTCGGGCAAAAGATTCTTCTTTAAAAGAAGAAGACGTTTTAAGTTTGTTGATATAAGTTTTATCAAGTAAGCCATGGATGACTGGAACACGATAATCGCAACCAAAAACAAATGTTGACTTTGGGTGGATAATAGCATCAATAAAGTCGTCAATTAAAAGGTCGTATGCAAATGATGTTTTTACGCCCGCAGATGTCATAAAAATTCGTTGCTAGTTTGGTTCTTTTTCATTTACTGTGTTATCAGGTAATCGACGTGAAACGTTCATTAGAGGTAAAACAACTTCATTAATAGGAGTTTCTTCGTGGTCACGCACCTCATCGATTAGACCACCATGTCGACGACCACCACGTTGGGAATCCAGGGCGCCAACAACGTCAAATTGTGAACCGTTGCGGAATTTAAGAGTAACGTAATCTTTACCGAAGTTACCTGGAGTATCACTGATTTCTCCTCCCAAAACTTCTTTACGAAGTAAGGGCCAGCGGTCATAGATTTCAACGATCTTTTCTTTTGCAATCTGTGCAGCCTGAGTTTTATTGGGGGCACAAATAAATCGCTTTGTACCAGGAATGAAGATACATTGAAGCATCATTGCTAAAATAGTAATAAAAGATTTAGAGAACGCACGAGGCGCCGTGCCGAAAACATCTTTAAAACGCATCAATGCGCGCAATGTAATTCTCTGATAAAAAAACAGAGTAAATGATGAGTCCTATGGTTTTATCAAATCAAGATAAATATCAGGATAAGCGGAAAAGATTGACATAACATTGCCAATCTTTTCCAAATTTGTTTCCAAGTAATTCTCGTTTAGAATAACACCTTTCTCAATAATAGTGCCATCGCGCTAACCAATTTTGATGTTTGAATCAACCAATCTTTCCGCAGGTAATAAAATCTTTTTAGCCATTAATCTTCCTCCGGAACACCAGGGTCAAATTCTTCTTCAAGAACCAACTGACTATACCCCTCATTTTCATAAGAATCTAAATCATATTCTGCGTCAGTACCATAGTATGATTCTTTTTCAATCAGCGCAACATTTTTTAAATTGTTTAGACGCTCTGTAATTTGTTCACCAATACCAGACTCATTAGTATAAAGACGTTGGTTAAAAGCTTGGAAATTTTGCATTGTTTCATCAACAATATCTCGAGGAACATCATCATAGAAAGTGTTCTTCCAGCCTCTCTTTTCCAGCCATTTAATTAGTTCGCCCACAGAGTCAAAGTCATTAATATTCTTAACATTCTTAGGAGTGAATTCCGCAGTCTTAACCAGCTTATCATAAGAAGCCAAAATTTTATCGAAATCCGCACCTTCGCGAATACGACAATCAATCTCATAAGACATTTTACAAATCTTCAAAGCCTAGTCAACCTACAGGGCGCCGTTGACATTCTGAGTGGTCATCAAGCCATTGTAAAGATTTTCAAGATAGCGAAGAGCCTCATCATCATAGTTGGCGCCCCAACGTTCTTGGAGTTTACGAAGCTTTTGATCTGCAATACCGGGTAATTCATCATCTAACTCGCCTGAAGCTTTTAATTTCTAAAAAGCCTCAAAGTAATCGTGCCAACCTAAATCCTCATATTCAGACTAAGCAAAAACTTCGGCATATTTAGGAAACACTTTATCGCCATTCATCTCGCGCAATCTTTCCCATTCCTTTGGAACAAAAGGAATGTCAGCATATTGACATAATTTGTTCACTTCGCGCCAATCAAAGTCAACATCAACCAAATAAAGTTCAATACAATCATTACAAATAGGTAAAGCGCCATCTGAATAAAAAATTGATTTAGTCATCGCAAAATTAGAAGGTGCGAAAGAATTGCCACATCGATTGCACTATTTTATAGCAAAATTACGGCGTCGCGCAATGTTCGGTTGTAGTCCCATTAGCTCACCTTCTTGGACTTTTTGATTTCTTTTAGAATTTGATTAATTTCTTTTCTACGCTTTTTGTTAAGACTTAAATACTTATCCATCATAGCTTCCAAGATTTCATCAGCGGGAATCAAAGTTTCAGCAATCGTAGCTTGTATTGCCTCATCATCTTTGGCTTTTTCCCATTCCTCTTTATTAAAACTAAGTTCTGAATCACGTACAGTAGGAACACACAACACTTTTGCCAATCCCAAAAACTCCACCGGCTCCAGCGCAGGCAAGCTTCTTACAAAAAACTCGAAATCAGATTCGATTCTCTTTTCAAAAATTTTCATTTGTTCACCTTCTTCTTCTAGCGGTCATTTCTATCACAGATTTTACAACGAGTTGAGAAACCGTCTTTTGAACGGGATTTTCTCACGAACTTGTCCGGGTCAATCAGCAGAACTTTTCCGCATCCTGTGCATTTTTTGAAATTCTCTGGAAAACTCAGATTCTCTACAATTTTCGCATGGAACTCAGCTGTTTCGTTGATGCGCGGAATTATCTTTTGACGAAAGATAGTGCTGATATAGTTGGCTGTGTAAGACTTATTATATTTTTTGTTAATAATGTCCGCTATATCTTGATTTTTTGTTTTGTTAATTTTCAAGTCAAGGATTTCACACTAGGCTTCAGTTAAATCAGTCATTTTAATGTAATATTTCAATGTGTCTAATAGCTTACTTAAATTAGAATTAACTGGTAATGCGCCAATTGATTCTTCAAATTCATTTAGTTGTCCAAATAATTCATAAACATGCTCAAGGTTTGTGAAGTCAAAATGAAGCATTGCGCGCGATTCAGTTTTTTTGTTCCAATAGAATTTGAGTATTTTTTCTAAATCAGAATCATTATAAGTTGATGGATTTAGGTCTTTCTCATCTTTAAAAAGTAAGGCGCCAATTGGTCCTGAGGATAGACCTAATGGGTAAACAGGTATCTCGGCATCAAAGTCAGGGTCTACTGGGTCTAATTCTGGTTCAATAGGAGTATGTCGCACATGTCGCTCTATATAAGTATCGCGCAATGTAAATTGCTCTCGGCGTAATTCAACTATGAGATGTCTTTGTTTAAGATATTTGAATTGATTCCATTTTGCAGCAATTGCTTTTGCATTTGCAAGTTCTTCCTAAGAAAAACGTCTTTGTAGAGCTTCACGAGGTGGCTCTTTTCGTTTACCATGCGCAAATTCATAAAAATTCAATGATAATTCTATAAAATCAATTCTATAAAATAAATCTTCAAAAACTGGTATTAGATATGCAGGACATTCATTCAAGGTTTTTTTGCGGTCAAAAACTTCACGAGCAATTTTTGTACGAGCTTCAGTAGGACGGCGTAATGATGCTTCAGAGAATGTAGGGGACTCCATTAATGCATCGAGCGATTCGGTATCATCTCGTTGCCAGGTTTTATTGCGGGTTTCGATTTGAATTTCGCCACGTTGAGTTACATTTAGACCATCGGAATCTTTGCCCCAAAGTATATAGTTAGCGATGGTTTCGAGTTCGTCATTCGTAAGAGGAACACGTTGAAATTGAGGTTGGGTTACGTATTCATTTACAAAGTCGCGGCGCCCATCAGTAGATTGGATTGAAAAATCCAAGTGTAGTCGATTTGTAGCCATTTGTGTAAGTTAAAACTCCTTTATATAATTTAAATTACGCTCCGACTCGCAAGTCGTCGTATTCTATACTTATATTATATCATACGGACTGATTGCTTGTCAAATTTGGAAATCCTAAAAGGGGTGTCTTGGTAGTGAGTGACTGAGTGAGTGAACAAGTAAATTTGAAATTTTTACTTCGTGGAGATTTGTTTCCAGGGACGGCCGTGTCGGGTGTGGGCAAATTGCACAATTCCCATAACCCACCGGGGTATTTTTTTGTGCAACATTCCATCTTGAAATATTTAGACGCCTATGCTATATTATAAACACAAGGGAACACAAGACCACGCAAGTTCCCTTCGGTCAATAGCAAAATTAAATAAATGGTTTATTCCCGGTTTGCTGAGTTCAATTGTGCGGTATCCGTTGTGCGTGTATGTATCGGATAGTTGCTGTGAGGCAGAGCGGAGCGTTCACCGATAAAAACGCAAGTTTAGCAAACCTAAAAAGCATACACTTTTTAATAATTCAATTTTGAAAGGATATGATACTATGAAAACTTTTATTATCCCCAAAGACAAAAACGGCGGTATGCCTTCTAGCGCTTTCGGTGGTTGTTTTGAAATGACCTGCAAATTCTGCCTTGACCGCAAAAATGCGGACTATGTTTCCGCCTCCGGCCGAGCTGATTTCAAGCGTCGTTTTAACTACGATACTAAACAGAACGCCTCCCCCATTCTGTACGGCGATATCGGCAAGGGCAAATCTGCCTACATCTACGGCTCTAGTCGGGTTATCTATGCTACCCATATCGCATATCAGATTATTGCTGAAACGGCTGAAAGCTTCGAGGTTTTCATCGATTTGGCTAATACTGATATGTGGGTAGTTGATAAAAAACAGTTTGTTGATTTTCTGCTGTCCGCCAAGGGCATGGTGAAAGACAATCCCTCCAGAAAACAGCTGAACATTCAGACCATCTGGAACTATAAGAAAAACACCTACCATGGCGCAAAGTATAAAGTTTTGGAGGCATGGCTGGACGAAAATCAGTTGCCGGATGATTCTGTTGTGGAGGATATTCTGGAAGGCTTTTATCAAAAGTGCCTGTAAATCACAACACAAGGGGCTGAGAAATCAGCCCCCATATTTTGAAAGGAGAATCACAATGGAATGGAATAAAGACAGCTATGGCAACTATGAACTGAAAATTGTCAACCCCTATCGCCCCAAACAGAAAGTCACCCTTTACAATGTGGGGCAGGGCCTGTGCGGTAACAAGTGGACTGTCATGGGTGAATTTGACAGCTATATCAGCAAAGGCTTCGACACGGCTGAGGAAGCTATGATGGATGCCGAACGGCGCTATGCTGAGTGTGACCACACGGATGTGTTTATGGATTTCGCATACTGTTAACAACGAGCAGGTTAGAAACAACCTGCCCACAACTTGAAAGGAGCATAAAGCTATGAAGTACACTATTTATAAGTTCGCTGACGGTCATATGGTCGTTGTCACTGGCAAGTGGTCTGCATGGCAAATCAAGCAGGAAGAAGCTATCCACGGCAAGTGCCTGAACAAGATTAAAAACAAGCTGTAACTGGGGAGGGCGCAAGCCCTCCCCATTTAAATGGAGGATGTAATAATGGCAAATGAAAACAAGTATTCCCTGCGCTGGGAGCGGGATGGTCTGACCTGCTGGAATGGCTTTATGGATGGGGCAAAATACTGCTCTGTCTACTACACATTCAGCAACGGCTGGGCGTGGGAAACTGATTTCACCGAAGATGGCGAAGTCAAGGTGGAAGATGGATTCTTTACTGCCGAACAGGCTATGAACTTTGCAGAATCTGAGTATCAGGACTGGGAGCGGGAGCTGGAAGAAAGAATCTCCAGCCTGCCTCTGGAACTGGATGATGAATTCCTGCTGAGCCTGCTGGAGGATAAAGACTTTGAGCCGGATGGGCTGTTTGAACAGGTATTCGGCAATCTGGAAGATGAAGAATAAAACGGAGGGGAGAAATCCCCTCCATAACTTGAAAAGGAGAAAATTATGAAAAAGATTCACCCCGTACTGAAAACTGAGCTGTATAAGCAGGCCTGTGCAATCATTAAAAGTGGTAAGCCTGTGGAACTGTTCAGCGAAAAAACTGAATGTATCTATGTGACCTGCTACCGCAATAGCGTCAAGGAAGTTTTTAAAGATGCTTACGATGAGGGCGAGCCCATTACCAGAGTTCGTATTGCTACCGATGCCTGTATTACTCATTGGAAAAACGTGTATTATGTATATTCCCATGTTTTTTACAGCCCCTTTGGCGGAGCAATTTTCCAGGGTACTTTTGAAGAATGTGCAGATTTCTGCAAAAGAATGAACTGGAGCTTTTCCGGAGAAAAAGGGGGGGAGCGGAGTGATCCGCTCCCTTTCTCTTCGCACAATATTTAGACGTGTTGATTTTTATTTAGACGTATGACGTCTAAATAAAATGAAAATTGTTCTTGCAAAATTCTTAATATGTGATATAATAAAAATAAAAAGGAGAAAAAAACAATGGATAAACTTAAAACTTTCCTCGACAGATATTTGAGATGGGTTTTGGTAGAAGGCTTCGAGCCTCAAAAGGGTTTTGACCAGGCTTTCGGCGGCTTGCAGCTTTACACTGAGCTGTTCCCGGCTGAAGAAGAAGAGCTCGTTACTCTTTGGCTCGAAGAATACTACCCCAAGTTTTTCGAAGCTGTTTACAAGAACAACACCTGAGGGCTATGCCCTCTTGAGATATTTAGACGTAACACGTCTAAATTTATAGGAAATTCTTATTGACTTTTTCAGTTCTATCGTGTATAATACAGGTACAAGGTCGGTTGAGAGTGACGGACAAGGGCATGGTAACTCTCCCCTTGCTGCCGTGGGTGATAGGGAGGCAGTCGGAAGCAGGCACTCCGCTCAAACCTCGCGCCAATGACACCTATAATTTTAACTGAGGGTGAACGTTTTCCGGTATCGAATAACCGGACTATTTAGACGTATTACGTCTAAATTTACAGAAAATTATGATTGACTTTTAGCATATCATATGATAATATATAGATACAATAAATAACACGGAGGGAAAACAAATGGAAAAAAAGTTGACAAAAATGCCTCACGCACAGGCAAAAGTGATTATTCACCTTGGTTTTTATAATAATGAACTGATTTCTTATAAGACCGTGGTTGCTGGCGTCTATGGCGGCTGGTTACAAATCCACGGGCTGTATTCCGCTACTACGCGAAAACATATCAGCGCCTATGTCAAGGAATATGCTAATATCAGCTATCAGCTTGCCAGGGAACTGTATGAAAAGAAAATGAAATATAATATTTATACCGGAGAGGTTGCCCCCATTTGAGGGCAACTTTTATATTTAGACGTGTTACGTCTAAATATAAATTTGACTTTTTAGAAAAATATGATATAATATAATTACAAATAAAAAGGAGTGACTGATATGACAGTTATTTATAGAGCAGATGATGGAACCGAATTTTCCAATGCCAAGGAATGTCTGGAATATGAACGTAACCAAAGCGGAGGCGGTTTCTGGCTTTTCATTCTCGCCGCTGCTGTAATTGCTTACTTTCTTATTTGAGTTAAATTGAGGATTTCGGTCCTCTTTCTTTTTTAGACGTATAACGTCTAAAAATAAAAATATTTTTCTATTGACTTTTTCTATATATATGTTATAATGAATACAACGAAAGGGGAGAACAAAACAATGTACAGAATCTATCGCAAAATTATGCGACAGTTCGCCCGTTTTATCTTTGGGTTTGAACGTTGCCCCACCGATTGCAAAAGAGATTTTCGAGCCGACTTCAAGAAGTCGCTAACCGCTTTTGTAAGTGGCATCTGTATAGCAATCCTCTTTCTTGTAATGATTGTGCTTATGAGCTAAGAAAGGAATGATGCCTATGATTGTCTAGTATTTGTTATTAGTTTTATAGTTCGAAACGGAAACGAATGATAGTAAACGCTTGGAGGGGCTTTATGAATTGGATTTAGGGGTGGCTCCCCGAACAGCTATAAATAAAAGACCACCCGTGTTGCAATAGTGGCGCGGGTGGCATTTATCTCTACCAATATTTAGACGTATAACGTCTAAACAATTCCAGAAAAAAATATTGACTTTTTCATTTTGATATGTTAATATATTCATGTAAAAACAAAGAAAACGGAGGACAAAAAATGGAAACCTATATTTTTTATATGCACTTTCTTTTGGTCAATCCCAATGGCACAATGGAAGATATCAATGTACCCATTGAAGAGAAGGCAGGCAATTATGAAATGGCAAGGGCGCGTGTCTTAGAGAAAGCACAGAGCGTCGTTCGTGCCTACGAAGAAGATGAAGTGACTGCTTTCTTCCGTATTGAGCATAATCTTTGATTAAAATTGCATCCTTCGGGGTGCAATATAATTTAGACGTATAACGTCTAATTTTTTTTCAAAATCTTATTGACATTTAATATGTCTTATGATATACTATCATTGTTAAGAGGAAAGGACAGCAACCGTCCTAGCAAGTGGCGTGATGCCTAGCCATGAAAATGCAAGCTCCTGTGCCGGCATAAATCTGGGGATAAATAAAACAGATAAACAGGAACCTCCCGAAATTTCCTCTTGACAAAACCTTTAATGTATGTTATAATAAAAGCACAAGGCAAGGGTTATCCCACAGTCGAGGTTGGAGGGATTGTAATTGGCGCCTGGACGAGCCACCCCGAAATTCCAATTGAAATTTTCCAAGAAAGAAGCTGATGCCTAATGGTCTAGTTTAGGGTGCGGCGACCTGATTCAAGACGCCTATATCGCTTAAGCAAGTCTAATACTGGTTAGATACTACTTGAGGGTGAATTTGAAACCGGATATATGAAGTCGACCCGGTGGGCAGTCCCACCGGGCGCATTTTCTAAAATTTTATTTAGACGTATAACGTCTAAATTTTCTAAAAATTCTTATTGATTTTCTTATATAATATGATATAATAAAGATACAAAAAGAAAGGCGGGAGTTAAATGGCAAAAACTAAAACTCAAAAAACAAAGTTTACTAAACACGCTTTAGTAGATCGAGAAGCCAGAATCGTCTGGATTGCTACTGAAATTGGATATGGCAATTTAGTAGATACCATTCAAATCTACGATGTAGACAGGGGTTATCGAAAAGTCGAGCTATATGAAACAGGAGTGGCCGTAATACGTTCAAACAAAACTAACGCCGTAATTACAATGTTCTTGCCCAGTCCAACTCAGCTTAAAGGTTGGTATGGAGCGGAAGGCTCCGTTCCAATTCATTTACTTACTATGGCAAAACTTAACAAGAAAAGAGGATGGACTGAAAATTTATAAAACAGGGAGAGAGAAGGTTCCTGCGTGGGACGACTCTAAAAGAGGGAACCGGGCATCCGGCTGGTTGGAAGCGTGGGTTCAATTCCCACCTCTCTCCTAAGTATTTAGACGTATAACGTCTAAATTTATGGAAAATTCTTGTTGACTTTTTAGAAATATTTGATATAATAGTTTTACAAGCAAGGGAGAAATCCCAAAAGAAAGGAAAATGAAAAACATGATTTACGATTATGAATGGTTACTTGCTCAAGTGGAGAATGCCGTGCAGACCTTTGCTTCTGCTAACCCCAATCTGAAAATCAATCTGACCTTTGACGATGACTGCTTTTATTTCAGTCAGATTTCTAAGATGGAAGCTCGCAATCAATGGGTAGCTGATAAGCTGTGTGAACTTGAGGATGACTGCGATTATGAAATCATCTCTGCTGATTACCAGTGCAAAGTTATGGAGGTTCGGATTCGTCCTAGCCATCCTTCCTATGAGTACAAGAACATTACCGTGCAGTTCCCCGCAGATGCTTATTTTAGCGAAAGTCTGGGTTTAGCTTTGGCTTACGCTAAGTTCTACGAGGAAGAAATTCCCGATTTTGTTTTCTTTCACGAATAATTCCTTTTTCCCCTTGTGGGACACTCCGGTGTCCCACATAACATTATATTTTAATTTAGACGTATGACGTCTAAACAAAAAGAAAAAAATTATTGACATTTTCAAGTTTATATGATAATATATCAATGTAATCAAAAGAACAAACCCAATCTAATCATAGAAAGGAAAAACAAAATGAAAGTTACTGTTTATGCGAGAAAGTATGATAATGAAATTGAGGTAGAAACTGCAAAAGAATTTCAGCGAAGAGCGGAGGAACTGGCGCGGGAGTTTATGAGTGATTATGGTGAAATCACCGAGTTCCTGTACGACTTTTTCAGCGACAATGATGACTGTACCTTCTTCGACCTCATGACCATGGAGGGAGCAGAACTGACAGAACTGCGGAAGAAGATTTTCAATTCCCTCGTGGAAGGAGCCAGAGATAGCCTTCTTGACGAATGGGAAGAAGTGGAAATCCCCATCGATAAGACGGCTCTGACTGCAGAACTGCGGAAAATGCCCAAAGAAGAACTGGCAGAACTGTTCGGTCTTGTTCTGAAAAATGAATAAATAAAGTGGGAGGGAACCGGAAGGTTTCCTCTCTTAGTTTTAGACGTATAACGTCTAAATTTTCTATAAATACATATTGACTTTATGAAAAATATATGTTATACTATCATTACAAAAACAGAAAGGAATGAATCAAATGAGTAACGATGTTTATATCAACTTTGACATGGATGGAACTATTGCAGATTTCTATAATGTTCCGCACTGGCTCGAAGCGGTTCGTGCATTTGATACACACCCCTATGAGGTGGCGCGCCCTATGTTCCACCGCACATGGATGACCCGACAGTTGAACCGCTTGCAGGGATGTGGCTACAAGCTGAGAATCATCACCTGGACTTCCAAAGAATCCACACCGGAGTTTGATGAGGCAACCAAAACTGCAAAGCTGAACTGGTTGGCAACCAATCTCCCGGCTGTGCATTGGGATGAAATCCACGTTGTTCCCTATGGCACTCCCAAGCATGAAGTTGGAACAATTCCCGGCGGTATTTTATTTGATGATAATATCGCAGTCCGTAGGGAATGGGGCGATAATGCCTTTTCCGAAAATGACATCTATCGCATCCTCAAAGAGCTTTCTAAAAAATTCTAACCCAATACCAAGTGGCGGGCCGGGAATACTCGGCCCAAGGTCAAAGCCCCACTTGGGTATTTAGACGTATGACGTCTAAATATTTTTAAAAAAGTTATTGACTTTTTAGTATTTCAATGATATAATGTTGTTACAACAAAACGAAAGGAAATGATAAACATGAGTAACATTCACGCTTTCTCTCTTTCTTCTATGGATGACAAGTCCCTCGATATTCTGTATGCCAATGTGTGCCGTGAAATCAACGCCAGAGCCGAAGCCAAGGTAGCTAAGCGCGCTGAGTGGGTACGCCAGATGTGTAACAACTACCTGCGCCACCCCAATTCCACCTTCATGCAGATTGGTGAAATCACCGTTGTGTCTGTGTATAGCCGCCATGGTGGTTTGCGCATCGGCAGAGCAAGACCCGTCAATGATGACAAGTACAATGTCGAAGTCGGTATTGCCGTTGCCTTCGCCAAGGCTTGCGGCGAACCCGTCCCCGATTATATCTAACCGCCACCCTCTCCCTTTTGGGAGAGGGATTTCTTATTTAGACGTATAACGTCTAAATCTTTTTGAAAAAACTATTGACAATTTAGAATTTATATGATAATATATTAATGTAATCAAGGGAATACAAACCCGAAAAAAGAAAGGAAATAAAATATGTGTACTATCTGTTGTTATGTTTTTGTTGACCGTTGGAATGGTGCTGAGGTGATTTCTCCCCAGAAATTTGAGGAGTTGGTCACGGAGAGGGTAAAGGATTATCTGGTTTCTCCTGAAGATATGAATGACAGGTTCGATGATTTCCTGCAAACCAACGCCGAATTCACCGCGTATGACCTGCTCACGATGCCGGAGGATGAACGCAAGACGGCGCAGGATGCCTTTTCCGACTATCTCCATGACTATACCAAGGAACTGCTTACGGACGAAGGTTGGGAATATACGGAAATTGAATTCGAAGAAGGCGAATTGATTTCTGCGCTGAAGGGTATTTCGGCAGAAACCCTGGCTAAGCTGATTCAGAAAGCCGAATAAATCGACGAGGTCTTTTGACCTCGTTTTTATGTTTAGACGTATTACGTCTAAATCTTCCGAAAATAGTTCTTGCATTTTCAGAAAATTTATGATATTATATTGGTGTCAAGGGGAGAGAAACAAAAGAAATCCCAAAACAAAATTTCAAAAATAAATTTGAAAAAACTCTTGACAATCAGCACAAGATGTGCTATAATGATAAAGCAATGAGGGACAGGAACCCTCTGCTAAATAAAATGGGTGGCGAACCTACCGCCGAATGAAAGGAGCCAACATGGCTAATACTGTTTTTGAAAATGCAAGTGAAAAGTCCCTGACCAAGCGTTCCGCTCTGGAAGCTATCGCTTCTGGTAATGTCACCGAGGAAATCCAGAACTGGGCGCAGACTGAGCTGGATAAGATGGATGCCGCAAATGCCAAGCGCAAGGAAAAGCCCTCCAAGACTTCTGTGGCAAACCAGTCCATCAA